GGTGACTGGAGTTCCGGAGTACATGAAAATACTTTCGGGTTGAATAACCACAAACTCCTGTGGATTGTCAGGGTTGGTTAGCCTAGCAGGCTCACTCAAACTCTTGATCAGAAGATTGGCTGTGATAGGATTGATTTTCCTCATCTTTAGCCACAACAAATATGCAATACCGGGTCCATTTCCAGCATCACATGATTTAAGATCTCCCTCCACATAAAAAACCACACCGCTCTCTGTACAACAAACTCCAAGGGAGTCGTCCCCAGAATATACTAAGCGCACATTCCCGGGTTCAACCGCCAATAACCATTTGAAGCATGCGTCTGACTCTGCGGGGGACTGCGCGGGGTAATAACGACATTCGAAGTCATACCCACGGTCCCTTATTGCCCGCATATTTAAAACGCGTTTCTGCTGTATCTTAATGATATCTGGGGAAACCCTATCTATAAGAGCCCCCTCATCACTGGATGCATACAAACGCGGATCCTTCGCTTGCTTTCCGATTTCCTTCTTCACTTTGAGAGTCCACCTAACATGTCCTGAGACTATGTTGGCGGATCTCTTCGGCTCTGCAAACCACCCCTTATAGAGTGGTCTTTTAACGGCAGGCAAATCTACCATATGGCTCAACCATTCGTAGCGGTCGAACAAATAATAGAATGGTGAATACACCAAGTAAAGAAGGATGGCGGGTGGAAAGACCACCGTCATTATGGTGCGGCCAAAGACTGCCGCGAGCATGGAATAACCCACGCACAGCAGTTGCTCCAGTCGCTCCATTGTTAGCCAAGAGCCATCATGATTGGTATCGTAATTGAGGTAATCCAATACCTCACGTTCAGCACCAACTTTGACAACCCTCGGAACGTAAACTTTCCTACCTCCTCCAGAGGGAACCGACCTTTTCACGGTATCCCTAAAAACCAAGTCTCCACTGCTTCCCACTTTTATTTGACATAAGTCAAGGAACTCATCAGGAGCTCCGTATAATAGTTGGCATTGCGCATTAAAGAGAGACACATCATTGGGTCTCAAATTGAACATCCTGCTCAGGGCACAACAGGCATTATGTGGTGAAACGTCATAGTAACAAAACTTTGACGCAGGTTCTAACCGCAAAAATGCACAATTGTGAAAGCGCTCGCCTGGGTCCACAGTGAGAAAACTGGGGTACCGTGTGACCTTCTCCCCATTGGCCTCGTAATCAAACCCCTTGGATTTGATAATACGAAAACGGCAATTCGACTCATAAGTGCGTTCGACAGCGCACTCTGAAGCCGGGATCTGATATGCAGCCATGTTGTTATAGCAGCTACAATCCAGAAATCGCCGTGACTGGGTGATAATCTCGTATGAGTTACCAATCTTCCCAGTCCCTAACTGTGCTATGGTGTGGCCGTACACCACCGCACTACCCCACAGCACCCCATAAGGGAGCACCGAGTGACTCTTGGTTAAATACACAAGAATCGCTTTCCAGTTGCGTGGCTCGTCTGGAGGTAAAGGTACCTCACGAGCCAGCATCTGCACCAGAAGGGGTGAGAAGGTTTGTTCACTTGATTCAAAACACATGCCGAAATACGAATACGCTCCGATTCGGGTCCTGGAAAGGAGTTTCTCATTCCTTCCATAACCTTCTACGTAGCTACCTTGGCTAAAAGTAACTAACGCGGGAGTTTCTATGTACAATGTGTTTGGCGCTCTACCTAAATAAAAGCGCTGACCATCAAAACTAACTTGTTCATTGGAGTCGACTAAGAAACCAGATTGAGAAAGATGTGTTGAAGTCATATCATGCAAAACAGCGCTGCATCCACAGCTTGGATTTCCCTG